GTCATTTCCCGCCCTTTCGGTCTGATGCGGCGCGCGCGGGCGGCTGCTCGACAGGTGCCACCCGCCAGCCGCCGCGCCGATAGCTCGCAACCTCGTCGGGGTGCACGTCGCGCGCCACGGGTCCGCCATTGGCTTCCCACGCTTCGCGGTACATCGGCACCAGCGCGCGCGCGGAAACGCTGCCAGCGGTCGCCTGCGCAGCCGTGGCGCTCGTTTGGTCGCTCATGTGTTCGTGTCCTCAGTTGGGCGAGGCCAGGGGCGGCCCCGCCCGCGGGCTATCAACCCAGCAGCGTCGCGATGTGGTTGGGCTTCCAGGCTTTCACGCCGTAGACGCACTGCACATCGAACATGGCCTTGCCGTAGCCCTTGTACGCACGAACCTCGAAGACCAGGCCGGACCAGGGGTCCTGCACGATCATCGCGTCCACCGCGGCGTCACCGCCCTGGGGCTGCGCATACGGGCGGATGGCCAGCTCGAGCGCCGAGCGGTGGAATGCGACGTTCGGCGTGTAGCTGTCGCCGATGGTGATCGCGTCGTTGTCCGCCTCGATGGCGAGCAGGCCCGGCGAGCCGATGGTGAACACGCCGCCCGACAAGGTGGTGTTGGCGACGTACTTGGACGAGGTGCCCGCGAAGGTCACAACGTCGCCGGCCAGCAGGGTGCCGCTGCCCGTGTCGACGTTGATCGTGGTGTCCGCCACGGCGCCCGCGGCCGAGAGCTGATACGACGTACCAGTGCCCTTGGTGTGCGTGCTGATGCCGGCCGATTCCTTGATCATCAGGCCCTGCAGGTCCAGCAGCGTGCCCTGGCGCAACAGTTCGGTGCCGCCGGCCTCGTTGGCCTTTTGCAGTTGCGCCAGCGAGCGCAGGTTCGCGCCGGCCGTGGTGTTCATCACCGCCGTGACATTGCCGTCCATCGGGCAGCCGTTGTCGACCAGGATCTTGCGGATCTGCGCCAGGTCGTTGAAGGTCGAGGCGAAGGGCGTGGTGCCCGCGGTGCCGTGCGCGCGGCTCGACGCCTTGTAGGCGGCCATCCACAGGGACACTTCGATCTGGTTGACGATGGCGCGGATGGCCTGGCGGATCTGGTCGCCGTAGATGGTCTCGAAGCCGCTGCCGTTGGCGACGTGCTTCATGTCCTCACCGGTCCAGGGGATCTTGACCGACGCGGTGGTGTCCAGCGACATGGTCTTGCTGTCCACCGTCTGATCGGTGCCCTCGGGGATGGTCATCGCCGCGGTGATGGTGCCCACGCTCACGGCGCGCGTGAAGTGGCTGCGCACGGTGTCGTTGAGCGCGGCGCGCGCGGTCTGCGCATTGATCGTGCACGAGGGGATGAAACCGGTGATCTCCCGGCCCACCATGTCGGCGGCCTTGTAGATGTCGGCCGCCAGGTTGGTCAGAACGTTTGCCATGACTACGAGTCCTTAAAATGAAAAGGCCCGCGTCTGCGGGCCGTGCGTGCCGTTGAATTGGCCGGTCAGTCGGTGACCTTTCCGCCGGCCTTCGCGAACGCCATGCGTTCGGTTGCCGGGGTGGCGTCCCATTGGGTGCGGGTCATCGTTTTCTGGCCGGGTGCACCTCCCCCGCCCGAGCCGCTGGCACCACTGCCAGACGCCGTCGCGGGGAACCAGTGCGGGGCCTTCTCTTTCATGTCGCCGAACCACTCTTTGAGCGTCAGCGGGCGGCCGTCTTTGCCGAACGCGCCTTCGACCGCGGCAGGGTTGCCTTCGTCGTCCAGCGTGAACGTCGTGCCGGCCCGGTACAGCGCATCCTCGATGGCGTACTGATGCAGTCCTGCCGCCGCTGCTTCGGCTCGAATGCCGTTTTCGAGAACCCGCTTGCTGAACTTGGCCGCGCGCGCTTCTGCCGCTTCGCGCTTGGCTCGTTCGGCTTGCGTTTCTCTCTCGAAACCGGCCTTCATGCGCTCGGTCCGATTGTTCAGAACCTTGTCGATCTCGCCCTTGGCGATCAGCGCGGCTTCTTCGTCGTTGGCGAACTTGCTGATGATGTTGCGCACGGCATCGGGGTCGATTCCGTCGAACCGTTTCAGCGATTCCTTCGACTCTCTCAACGAGCCCAGGAGTTCGCCGTTCTTGGCTTTCAGTCCGGCCACGGCGGCGCTAACCGCTGCGTCGATCTGAGCCTGAACGTCTGGGGCTGCTGCTGTGCCGGCGCCAGTAGTGCCAGCGTCGGCCTCGGCCATCAACGGGGGATGCTTCTTGAACATGGAGGGTTGTCCCTTGGACAGGTGGCGGCCATCGGCCAGTGAAAACGACCACGCTTTGCGGGCCGCAGAAACGCAAAAGGCCCGCGCAGTGGCGGGCCTTCAGGTGTTCAGTGGGTGATGCTCAGGCGAGGACTACACGCTCGCCGTTTCTGTGGCAGGTGGCGCACAGGATCGATTTCGTCCCGCCGCTGGCCCTGCCGTTCTTCATGACCATGCCGATCTTGGCCTCGATGACCTCGCGCCCGCCACAACGGTGGCACTGGATCATGGCCGGCGGCTTGCCGATCGCCCGAACGCGCTTGCGCACCCGCTCGGCCGGAGTGTCCGGGGCGGCGGTGCCGTCGATAACTTCGAATTTCGGCATGGGGCGTAAATCATACCCCTGCCCGCTTGAAAGCCGCCGCATTGCGCTCCCTGAGCTGGTCGAGCGTCAGGTACTCGCCGCGGTCGGTGTAGAGGCTGTCGAACGGCAACTTGCCAGACCGCATCAGCGCGCCCCGCGTCGGCCCGACGATCTCGTCCTGGCGCGCGGCGGACTGCTTCTTGATCCACTCGCCATAGGTCGTGTCGCCCGGCACGGCGCCATCCATGCTCGCTCGCATGCCGACCGGGTTTTCTGGCAGGCCAGGGATGCCCGTGATCTCGGACAGGCTCTTGGTGATCGCCACGGCTGCGGAGCGGCAGCGCCAATGCAAACGTCCAGGGCCGCTGCCCCATGGGATCTTGTGCCCGATCGGCTTGTGGTCGTCGGGCGTGTACTGCTTCCCGTCACGAATCCTGCACTGCTCCGTGGTCCGCCCATCCAAGGCGCTGCTCCACTGGATCGCCTTGATCACATCGGCGCCCTGCCGAAACATCTCGTCCCTCGCGCCGGCCGCCGTGTGCTGCACCGCAGTACGCACAACCGCCTCGGCGTTGCGCCGGTCGATCTCGATGATCCCGTCGCTGTAGCCGCGGGCCTTGGTGCCCCTGATGCGCTTGACGATCTCGTCACTCGTCTGGCCCTCGACGAACCCGATCCGGATCGCATCGCGGATTCGCACCATCCGGTCGACCTCGATGGACTTCGACCATTCCGACAGAAGCCGGCCCTGAAACGGGCGGCTCATGGCGGCCGAGTACACCTGCGCAGCCGAGACCGTCGTGCCCAGCTGCCTCGTGATGCCGACCGACGGAAACAGGTTCTGCTGGTATGGCCATTCGATCTCGACGAACGAGCGCAGCTCCGCCGTCAGCGCCATCTCGACCCGTTGATACGCCTGGGCGTTGAGCGAGCGCACAGACTGCAGGATCGCTTCCAGCCGCTCGACCGTGAACGACTCGGCATCCATCTGCCCGAGCGCCGCGGTCAGCTGCGCGAACAGGTCGGCATCCGTTCGATTCAGCAGCGCAATGATCCGCCTGACCACGCCCGTGCTGTACTGCGCCAAATCCACCGCGTGGTGGATCGCTGCATCAGCCAGGAGCTCGTTGACGCTGGCGGCCATCAGGCCACCGGATCAGCCGTCGATCCGTCCTCGGGGTGGGGTGGCACAGGCGGCGCGGACGGCGGGTCGATCATGGTGCCCAGCGCCGGCCCCTGCTCTGCGATCCGCTCGCGCTCGGTCGCCGAGTCAACCTCGGCAGCAAGCACGCCGCGGCGCTTCATTTCGTCCAGCGTCGTGATGTCCGACAACTTGCCGGCCTGGTTCATCTTGAACAGCAGCTCGGCGCTCGCCTCGGCGAGCGTCTGCGCGCCATAGTCGTCGAACAGCGAAACGTGCCCGCCCTGCGGTAGACCGACCCAGTCGGCCATGATCTGCAGGGCTGCGTCGAAAGCGTCCTCAGCCTGCGCGGCCATCGCCTGGAGTGCCGACATGCCCACCGCGTTCTCGGTCGCGACCTGGGTCGCTGTGATCGATCCAGGCTTGATCACCAGCAGTTCGGCGCCAGACTGGCGCATCTGCTCTTCGAGTACGTTCAGTTCCGATCGGCCGATTCCGACTGCCTCGGCCGATCCTTGCGCGATCTCGATCGATGCGCCGGCCGGCAGCCGCAGGAAATAATCCGACCCGACGGTGATCTTTTCCTCGGCGTCGCCGCCCACGATGGCCGCAATGCGCACCCGAGCGAACCGGACCGATTTGGCCTGGTCGCTGGACTCGGCCCAGTGCTGCGCGTTCAGGAAAGCCACCTGCATCAGCGGCGGCTCTCCCAGCATGAACCCGGTGCGCTTGCCGTAAACGGGCACGAAGGGGACCACGGGCAAGCTGGTGACGCCTTTGTCATGCTGCGCCCAGCCGTCCTTCGTCTCGCGGTACGTCGCCCATGCGCCCGGCGTGAGCACGCGCACCTGTTTGATCGTTTCCGTGCCGAACTCGCCGTCCGGTTCGTCGACCGTCTCCATCAGGCGCAGTTGGTCGATGCGCCACTTCCCGCTCGCGCGGCTGGCCCGCCAGCCCAGGATCTGCTCGGCCTCGATCTGGATGAAGTACGGCCGCGCACCCGCGTTGCGCTCATCGGCCAGCGTGCGAACGCCCTCGGCGCGCGGGTAGTCGACCAGGATGCCGGCGATGCCAGCGCCCAGCGCGTGCGCGAACGTGTCGCAGCAGAACGCGTGCAGATTGCGGCCCTGCAGATCGATATCCTCGGCCCACTCGACGATCACTGGCGGTACGTCTTCGCCCAGTGTCATCGGCTGCGAGAACGGCTTGCTCGCCAGTGTCTCGACCGTGCGCGAGTAGGCCGGGAACAGCACCGCCTGACCCAGCCGCGACTTGTAGGACTCGTTGTCCTCAGCCGGCCAGATCGGCATGTATCGCTGCCCGGCCGCGCGCATCGCCCGCGTGCCGCCCATCAGCGCGCGCACCAGGGCGCGGTCTTCCGATTGGGCTGCAACTGCGGCGATTGGCGTGGCGACTGTCGACATGGCTCCGAATGCAAGAAGCCCGCGAGGCGTTGGCCTGGCGGGCTGGGGGTGGGGGTTTGGGGTTAGAAGTGCAGCGAACTGACGATCACTGATCGCTTCACGATCGGGTAGCGGTAGACGATCACGTAACCAGCGGCGTCCAGAATGTGGTCCATGCCGCTGGTCTTGTCCGGCTCGCCGTGCTTGTCATAGGCTTGCTTTTCCAGGGCCTCGACCAGGTGCGGGCAGGTTTCAGGGTTCACCCGATACCGGCGCTTGCCGTCCTTGTTCAGCATCGCGTTCATGCTCAGCACGCGATCCTTGACCGCCGGATTGCCCGGGTTGGCGCAGATCGTGAACCCCGCCTGCTTGAGCAGCGCGATGTCCGACTCGCTCGCGTCCTGGCTCTTTCTGTTCTTCCCGCTGGCGTCCGGGTAGATGATCAGGCTGTGGCCTTTGGCCTTGAAGCGGTCGGTCAGCAGCCGGACCATCGCCGGGGTGTCGAATACCTCGGTCAGTTCGGCCACTGCGTGCGGATCGTCGCCGCGCAGCACGTGCACAACCGCCGCACCGTGGGCGACGTTGAAGTCCATGCCGACGTGCAGCGTTTCCTTGTCCTTGACCGTCTCGGCGCTGGCGTTCAGCGCCCGGTCGAACTCGGGGTAGACGCTGCCCGCCGTCAGGTTGACGAACTCGCCATCGAGGTAGGCGGCCAGCAGACTGCTCGGGTAGCTCGTCCGCAGACTGTCGACGTACCCATCCGGCAGGTGCTTGGCGTTCGTCTCGGTCGGCGCCTTGATCAGTCGATACCCGGGCGCTGTATTCTTGACCCACCGGTCATAGACAAACCGGAACCCTTCTGGCGTGGTCACAATCCCGACCGTGTTCAGGCTTCCGTCCGCCTTCTTTTGCCGGTTGCGGCTGATGATCTTGTTCCAGGCGTCCCGCGCCTTGATGGTTGGCAGCGTGTCGAGCTCGTCCACCAGGCTGTCGGCCACCTCGTAGCCGATGATCCGCTCCGGCGTGTCCATCGTGCGGAACATGAGCTGCCCCCACTCGCCGAAGTCGATGGTGGCGTCGGTCTTGTTGAACCGGCGCGGCAGGCTCATTTCTTCCATGACCTCGGCGAATCGGGGGAACCCGATCGTGCGCACCATGTCGTAGGTCGGCAGGTAGTAGGCCACCGACTGTCGTGGGTGCTGCAGTTTCCTGGCGATCGCCCGGCACACTCCGGCGTATGTCTTGCCGGCCCCGAAGCCGCCGCAGAACGCGGGGAATTGCTCGGTGGCGGTGACGAATTCGAACTGCGGGCTACTCAGCCGGATCTGCATCGCGCACGAACTGGATCACCGGCGGCATCAGTGCTTCGCCGTCCGGGCCGCTGTGCTCGACCGCCGCCAGTCGCGGGTGGATGTACGGCGCCGCGGCCTTGGCGGCCTCGAACCGCATCACGATGGCGCTCGCCAGTTCGCGCGGCTCAAGCGTCGGGTCAGGCTCGGTGCGCATGACCTTGAGCATGTATTCCAGCGGCGTCAGGCCGTCGGCCATCGCGCGGTCTGCAATCACCCGGGTGCGCTGCGTTGCAGAGCCTGGCTTTCGCCCGGCGCCCTTCCTTGCTCCACCTCGGGCGCCGTTTGATTTGGTTTGAATGTTTGGCATGGAATCAAACGCCTCGGCCCGGCAGGCTCAGAAACGCAAAAACCCGCAGGCCAGAACAGCCGATGCGGGTTTCGTTAGGGCGAGCACGTCCCACAGAATGGGGCGGTCGTTGGAGTTATTCCGGGGAACTCCCCCGGATTTGTGTGCCGTGGCGCACATTCTATTTTCCTTCCAGGATTTGTGCAACGTTTTGAGAAAGGCGCCTCCAAACCCCGGAATCAATGTCCATGTCGGCCTGGAACAGCAGCTGCGCGATGTCCTTTGCTCGCCCGATGTGCTGCACCGGAACGGCCGCCTCGATTGGCGTGGCCCCGTCGCCATGGCAGACCGGGCACAGGTCATCAGCCAGCACCTGGCGCCCGTCGCCCCACTGATCGACCTCGCCATAGGTCAGGTGCCCCCTCCCCTGACATGTCGGGCACACCCCGAACACCGACCATTCGAACACCCGGCAAATCAGAATCTTCAGCACCTTGGGTGATTCAGCCCAGCGGCGCTTTCGCGCTGAGTTCGCCGCCTTGGCGATCAGCAGCGACTGGGCATGCCGATAGGCGTGCCGGTCGTTGGCGTACTTCGCCCGCCACATCGCCAGGCCCAGGGGCTCGCGGACGCCCGCCATTCCGGCCGCGGCGATGGTGTCCAGGTCGGTGGTGCGGTTCTCGACGATGCGCAGCTGCCCGGCCACGGCGGCCCGGCCGTAGCGTTCGCGGCGGGTGGGGGTGTCGGTCATCGGTCGTCGCGCCTCATCGTTGGCGTCCTTTCACGGCCAAACCCTTTCGTACGGCCTCGGGTTGAGTCTGTGCAGATAGCGGAAGAGCGCGTCCGATCGAATTGGCCTTCGGTCTGTCTTCATGGGCCGGCGCATGTCCCACATGGGATTCCTGCGATTGCGGTTGTTTTTTAGCCACCACCGCGCACGGGCCCGCCGCGGGGCATGCCGCCGCATGGATAGGCGCCACATCGCGGCCGTATTGTTGGCTGGCTTCATTGCAGTCCCCTCATCACATCGCCCCCCGCGCCACCCAGCCAATCGCCAGCGCCGCGCCAGGCGCCACCGTCGCAACGGTCAGCACGCGGCCCAGGGCCCGCAGCGCGACCATCTTGTCTTCGTGCTTGGCTGGCTGCGGCTTCCCAGAAAAGCCCGCCAGCGCCCGCATGGCCAGGGTCAGACCCATGGCATGCAATGTCGACACCTCGGGCACACCCAGGGGCACGACAAACCAGCCCCAGAGCACCGATGCGGCGAACCCGCCCCACAGGGCGCAGGCCACGATTAGCGCGAGCCCCACCATGAACGTGCCGGCGTAGATGATGATTTTCATCGGACGGGCAACTCCAGGATGGCCGAGAAATAGTCAGACCAGCTCAACCGTTCTTCCCTCGCCCGCCTGGACACGATCGGCAGCGATGCCGTCGGGCGCCACATCGAGCGGCCGCTGTCGACCTTGCGGTCAAGCCAGCCCTCGGACACCCACTGGTTCCACAGTCGCATCAGCTGCTCGAGGTTGACCGGCAAGTGCGGTTCGGCTTCGGCCAGGGTGTGCCAGCGGTCGCGCGGCTGGTCGTTGAGCCATTCGAGCACCTCGGCCTGTAGGCGCGAGTCTGCGCAGCCGCGCAGCAGGACGCGGGGGGATACGATCATCCGTTGCCTTTCTCAGCCCGCCAGCGAGCCAGTAATGCGGCCTCAGCGCGCCCGTCGTCCTTCACCCGTGCGAACAGGTCAGCAGCGTCCGGGAATCGCTCCTGCGCCGCTTTACGTGCGCCGCCCTTGTCTTTGCTGATGCGCGCGGCTTTCTTCCAGATCGCAGGCCGGACCAGTTCGATCGCAACGCCAGTGCCGGCCAGCACGCCGAGAATCACGCCGAACGAGCGGCCGAAGCTGAACATCGACGTAACGCCCTGCCCTGGCATTGCGCCAACTTCCTCGACGATCGCCAGCAGTCGCCGTCCGGTTGCGCTGGCCAGGCTCGCCCACTCGGCAATCGTCAGCGCCAGCAGCGTGGCCGATACGCTGCGCTTGCCGTTGCTCTCTGCCGTCGGCATGTCGGCCCACTTCCAAACGCGCATCGTTGCCGGGTCGAGCAGCACAAGCGCGCCGCTAATGCCCGGATCGACGCCGATGATGAGCGGGCCGAGCTGGTGACCGTTGCTGCGCACCATGTTCGCCAACATTGCGACTTCGATCGGGTCAGCGTTCACGCAGCATCTCCAGCACGTCCTGATTCAGCTTGCGCGCCGCTTCCTTGCCCCGATGCCGCGCTATCTCGTCCCGCCACGTCCGCCAGTACTCGACCTGCTCGCTGGCCGGTTTCTCGCGGATGCGCCTGACCCAATCCCGCACCTCGCAGGCGTGGCGATGACTCTCGCTCGCATTGGTCGGCACCCGGCTCGTAGCAAAAGGCATCGCACACCTCGAAAACGAGTTCATCGCGCAGGGCGCAAAACGGCACCATCGGCACGCCGGTATCGCTGCTGAAGCGGCAGGACCAGCACGTCAGGGGCATACGATGTCCGCCGTCTGAATCGCGTTCATGACATCGCGGGCGCTGCGGATTGCGTGCTGGCGCGTGGCGTAGGGCTTCGAACACTTCGCGATGCATGCGCCGTTCGGTGCGTGCAGCGTCCATCCCCATTCGGAATAAAACTGATACACCTTGAACTGGTACGGGCGTTTGCTCATGCTGCGTCCTTCGCTTTGATTTCGCGTTCGGCCATGCGGATCGACTCAAGCGCCAACGTTTCATCGCCAGCAGCGGCACGGGCGAGCACGCGATGCGCCCATGCCTTCGGATCAACTCGAGGTTTTGCGGGGGCTGAATAGCCGATCTTTGCCAGGATTTCGGCCGCTTCTTCGCGCGTCGTGTAGGTGCCGCCAGGGGCGGGCAGCGCTTTGTCGGCAGGAACTTGTGCCTTCAGACTCAGCGCAGCTTGCCTGCACGTTTCATAGAAAACCGGCAACTCGGGCGGCCAGCCGTTGCCCGAAACGATCAGGCTTTCAATCGCCATCTTGATCGTCGCACCCTCAAAAATGCCAAGCGACGCAGCCCATCGATTCTTCGTCACCTCGAGGCTCGAACCGGACCACATCGTCGCGAGTTTCTGCGCGCCGTAGATCGCGCCGAATTCCTCGAACAGACGATCAACCCAGGCGCGGGGCAGTGCTGCGGAACTCGACATCGATAACCTCGGAGGTTGACTGCTGGGGTGATCGGCCGGTTAGCTCGGCCATGAAGGCAACCCGCTGTTCTGCGGGCGATGGCTTGGCATTGGGTGAGGCCCTGGCCTGCGGCGCATTCAGCCCGGCCCAGTCCTTTCGGATGGCCCCCATGAACGCTTCGTCCCAATCGACGTAGGTGTAGCCCTTGGCCTTGCAAGCCGACCGGAAGTGCTCGAGGTGCCGGGTAAGTTGCCCGTGCCCATTGCTCGCAGCCCAATCCCGAACGCGGTCCGAAACCGTGAAATCGTCTGGAATTGCCGACTTCTTGGGCGATGCCGTGCGCGCAGCGCGCGGTGCTTTTTTCTCTTCTGGTGTCTGGTGTCTGGTGTCTGGTGTCTGGAGAGCATTGCCTTCGCTATGCGTTCGCATTGCATCCGCATCTTTCTCGGCTCTAACCCTTGACCAGCGGGCCTTAGCGGACTCGCTAGCGCTTGTTGATTTTGAGTGAAACGCCTCAATTTCAATGTCGCATCGCTTGTGTATGTATCCATCATCAGTGAGAACAAAGAAGTCGCGCAGCACATTTACCACTGCCTGCATCTCATCCGCACTGCGGGCGCAATGCGTTCGCATTAAATCCGCATGCACAGGCGTTAATGGTTTCTCCGCAAGGTAGTAAGAATCAAGGAGCTGTCGGTAAGCCCCATGTTCAAGGATGCTTAGGTGCGCCGTATCGCGCCGGTAATCCCCTATGTTGTGACTGTAGTAGTGCATATCATTCTGCCGCCCGTGCCCGCAGGCGCTTTGCTTCAAGCTCCAATTCGTCGGCGCGCTCTTTCATGGCCATGCGTACAGACTGCCGGCGTGACATAGGCACAAGTTCGCCCCACTGATAGACGGCAGATTCACTAATGCCAATGGCGCGGGCAATGTGCTGCTTGGTGTCGAAATACTCTAAAACCTCTTCTACTCGCATGGTCAATACTCGTTTCGTTGTTGGTGGCTCACATGATAGCCGCTTGTAATTTAATTGCAAGCGGTGTTGACGACAGCTTAAGGATGATCCATCATGTGCAACGTCAGCAACCAACCGGAGTAGCAGAATGACAGTCGAGAATATGAGCCTTTGGGACTCGGTTCAAAAGACCGACCCAAGCGCAACAAAGCAGGCAACTGTTAGCGGTCAGAAGATCACCAGCATCAGCGGCCAGCACATGATTAAGAAGGCCACCGAGGCGTTTGGCCCGGTCGGGCTTGGCTGGGGCTGGAAGGTCGTAGAAGAGCGCTTTGATAAGGGCGGCGACATTCGCAAAGACACTGGCGAAGTAATCGGCTCAGAAGTTGGGCACACCGTGCGCATTTGCTTGTGGTTTGAGCGTGACGGAAAGCGCGGCGAGGTTGAGCAGTACGGCTGTACACCGTTCACCTACAAAAGCAAGTGGGGCGTGACTACCGACACCGAGGCGCCAAAGAAATCGTTAACGGATGCCGTTAAGAAGGCATTGGCCATGCTCGGCTTTAGTGCTGATATTTTCCTTGGCCTGTATGACGACTCGGATTACGTGCGCCAGCGTCAAGAGGAAGAGCAAATCGACAAGGCAGAAGACAAGGAAGCCGAGGCAGAGCGCCAGCGCGCAGAGCGTCTTGAGTGGCTTAAGGTTGCGATTGCAGACATGGAAGCATCGCCAACTATGCACGCATTGAAAGCCTTGCACACCAAATTCGTTCGTGACTCTACCCGCCGTCAAGAAACTGCATTTGTCACTCGACTGGCGCGGACATTTGACGAAGTGTCGGCAAAACTGGAGGCTAAGCAATGACGCGGCTATATGACATCTCAGAAAGCTTGCGCGAACTATCGTCTATCGAGGTAGACGGCGAAGATATGGCTATTGCGATCCGCGACACCATGCAGGCAGTGCAAGGCGAGTTTGACGAAAAGGCAAAGGCTGTCGCGTCCGTTATCCTGAATATGGATTCTGACGCGGAAGCCGTACAAGCCGAGATTGACCGGCTAACAGCTCGGAAAAAAGTGATCCTGAATCGCCAGGAAGGCATTAAGACCTACCTGCGCGACAACATGGAATCCTGCGGAATCAGCAAGATTTCACACCCGCTGTTTACGATCACGCTAGCAAAAGGCCGCGAGGTTGCGGTAATCGACAATCCCGGCGCAATCCCTGATGAACTGATGTACGTCAAGACAGAGATGCGACCAGAGAAAGCAGAGATTCTTCGCCTACTCAAAGAAGGCAAGGAAGTACCAGGCGCACGCATTGAGCGCAGTCAATCCACAATCCGTATCAAGTAAGGGGCAACAAATGCCAGTATCAGAATTTGGCCGAATTGGCCGTGACGCAGAACTACGCTTTACCGGGTCAGGTGATGCCGTTTGCAGCATTCCGGTAGCGGTTGACTATGGCCGCAAAGGTCAAGACGGCAAGAAGCCTTGCCAGTGGTATGACGTTACCTTGTGGGGTAAGCAAGCCGAGGCACTGGCGCAATATCTGACCAAGGGTAAGCAAGTGTTCTTTGTCGGCTCTGACTTGCACGTCGAGACGTTCGCAAAGAATGACGGCACGCAAGGCGTAAAGCTCTCGTGCCGCTGCGCAGAGATCAAGTTCGCCAGTGATGGCCAGCAACAGTCACCGCGCCAGCAAGCGCCGCAGCAGCGACCAGCGCCACAGCCGGCGCATGACGACTTCGACGATAGCCTGGACATCCCGTTCTGATACCATCCGCCCGCCCACAGCGGCGGGCAAACTGGAGTGATCCGCAGTGCAGATGAATAACTTCGGAAAGAAGGTAAATCCAGACGATAAGGATATGGATCGCGAAATGGCTCGCGAACGCGGGCTAGCAACATACGTTTCAAAAATACCGTGCAAGCATGGCCATACAGGTCTTCGATACACGAAAAGCGGAGAATGCAGGGCTTGCGTGCATACGCGCAACTACAAGGCTCGTGGTGTTTATGCGCCAGACGCCGATACTGTAGAAAAGCGCCGCGCAATCGAAGACCACCAAAGTCGCAAGCGCGACGAATACGACTTTTAAGGAGCAAACCGCATGACCTTCGAACAATTCCGAAACAACGTAGAAAGCTGGGCAGAAGTCAGAAAAATTTACGAATACAGCACGCCATTAGCTCAGGCATTGAAAGCGGTAAGCGAGGTTGGCGAGCTGGCAGACGCTGTAATCAAGAATGACAAGGCGGCTCTGATTGACGCAATTGGTGATGTTGCTGTGTGCCTAGTCAATGTTGCCAGAATGACCGGCACTAAAATGAAAATAGGCTCTGTCAGCAACAAGTCAGGAAAGCCAAATGATGTTGTTGCTGCGTCAGTTTGCAAGACGATTGCAGATATTTCCTTAATGGTTGGCGTTATCGATGAAGACCATACTGGTATTGGCGCTTACAACAATATGACCGATCAAATAACTTATGCCCTAGGACATCTAGAGATGCTTTGCCGATGCTACAAGCTTGACTTCGATAAGTGCTGCGAATCCGCCTGGCTAGAGATCAAGGATCGCAAAGGCCGAATGGTAGCAGGTGGGGCGTTCGTTAAAGAGTAAATAACGCTATACAACCGTGCGCACAAGCTATACAGTGCGCACATCAACCAACGAATGAGTGTAGAAAAATGCGCCGAGTAGAGATCATGCGCCAAGTCGAATCAGAGTTCGGCGAGCGCTTTTGGGATGTTGTACGCGGCTTTGCGTCAGACGGTTATGCCAGCGGCACAACGGCCAAAGCGCTTGGCTTTTCTGGTCAAGACCAGTTCCGCCGACTTCAAAACGCATACGGAATGCGCATCCAGTGGCCAGCACACGGCCAGGATAATGCAACCAAGGAGCCTCGCGGCGTATACACGCGGGAGCGGACAGAAAAGCGCCTAGCGACTATGCGTCAGAAGGGGATGATCAAGTGAACTATCAGGAATTTATCGCAGGTAAGCGACACTCGATAGCTGATCATGGCTTTGATCCAATATGGATGCCTGATAGCGCTTTTGATTTTCAGGAAGCCGTTATATCCAAGGCTGTTCGCAAGGGCCGTATCGGTCTTTTTGCAGACACTGGCTTAGGGAAAACCCTAATGCAGCTTGCCTTCGCTTATAACGTAGTGCTGAAAACAAACAAGCCTGTTCTGATCCTTACCCCGCTTGCCGTTGCATTCCAGTTTTTGAAAGAGGCTGAGCGAATTGGCATTGATGATATTTGCCACACGAAGGACGGAAAGTACGACAAGAAAATTGTCGTCTGCAACTATGAGCGCCTACATCATCTAAACCCTGATGACTTTGCCGCCGTTCTGCTTGACGAGTCCAGCATCCTAAAAAACTTCGACGGAAAAATCCGCGACCAGATAGTCGCCTTTATCAAGCGCGTGCAATACCGCCTGCTTTCCACTGCCACCCCTTCGCCAAACGACTTTATCGAACTGGGCAACAGCTCAGAGGCGCTAGGCTATATGGGTTACATGGATATGCTCGGGAAGTTCTTCAAGAGCAACCAGAACAGCGTAGACAGCAACAATCGGAACATCGGGGAAAAGTTCTACCTGAAGCCTCACGCAGAGCGCGACTTCTTCGCTTGGGTAAACCAGTGGTCGATCATGATTAAGCGACCTAGCGACCTGGGGTTCTCGAATGAAGGTTACGACCTACCACCCCTGAATACCGTTAAGCACATGGTCTATAACCGTGATGCATGGGTGGTCAATGGTCAGGCATCACTGTTTGCCATGCCTGCCAAGACGATGACAGAGGTTCGCGCAGAACAAAAGTCAACCGTGCCAGAACGATGCGAGCGCGCGATAGATCTGGCGTCAGGTAAGTGCTCGGTATACTGGTGCAACCTAAACGAAGAGTCTGCGCTACTGGCCGAGCTTGATCCTGATGCGGTAGAGATAAAAGGCGGCATGAGCATCGACAAAAAAGAAGACGTGCTAATGGCCTTTGCAAATGGGGACATTCAGCGTCTTATTACAAAGGCGAAAATGACCTCGATGGGCCTGAACTGGCAGCACTGCAACCATACAGTCTACTTCCCGACTTGGAGTTATGAGCAGTGGTATCAGGCGCTTCGCCGGTTCTGGCGATTTGGTCAGAAGCGCATAGTAACCGCCGATATGGTTATCAGCGAAGGGCAAGAGCGCGTAATGCAGGCGCTTGAAGAAAAGACACAGAAAGCAATCGCCCTGCACGCAAACCTAGTCGAGAACGCAAATCGCGAGTTCACGCACATCCTTAAGCCATTCGACAAGCAAGTAAACCTCCCGGAGTTCCTGCAATGAGCACAGTAAAAGACCAGATCGTCACCGACCAATATGCAATCTACAACTCGGATTGCATGGAGGTGCTGCCTACTATTCCTGATAACTCAATCGGCCTGTCGGTATATTCTCCGCCATTCGCCGGCCTGTACCAATATTCCAGCGACCCGCGCGATATGTCGAACTGCGAAAGCCGTGAGCAATTTTTGCAGCAGTATGACTTTTTGGTCGAGCAGATTGCGCGAGTTACCAAGCCCGGCCGGATCACTGCCGTGCATTGCACGGATGTTTTCGATAACTCATGCAACCTGTGGGACTTCCCGAACGAGATAATCAAAATTCATGCGCGCCACGGCTTCCAGTATCGCTGCCGTCAGATCGTGCGCAAAGAGCCGCTAAAGGTTCGTATGCGCACCATGGTTAAAAGCCTGATGCACAAGCTGGTAGTCGAGGATATGACCCAGTGCTTTTCGGCCATGCCTGACTATGTTCTGATTTTCACTAAGAAGGGCGAGTCGGTTGACCCGGTTGTGCATCCTTTCGGCCTGACTGAGTTCCCGTATTTTGGCGAGCAGCCGATATTGCCGCACTTTATGCAGGCGTGGAACAACGACGACCAGAACCCGAAAATGGATACGCCTGAACAGCTATGGGCGCACCTGAATTATTCTTACGCTGACCATAACGACCCGAAGACAAATAAGCTGAGCCACTACACCTGGCGTCGTTACGCTGATGCGTTCTGGGACGACATTCGGATTGATAACGTCCTGCCGTACCGCGACAGCAAAGAGGAAGATGACGAGAAGCACGTCCACCCGCTGCAACTGGACGTTATTGACCGCATTGTCTACATGTATAGCAACAAGAGCGATACGGTACTCACGCCGTTTATGGGTGTAGGTTCTGAGGTTTACAGCCCGGTCAGCATGGGTCGCAAAGCAATCGGGATCGAGCTTAAAGACAGCTATTTTAAGCAGGCGCGGATTAACCTTACGATGGCGTCAAGCCGGTTTGATTCTGTAGAAATCCCAATTCAAGACATGCTGATATAGTTGAATAAGCCCCGGTTCGCCGGGGCTTCTTATTGGAGTCGGTACAGTGAAAGCGCCCGAAGAAATCCACACCATCAGCCACAGCCAACTATCCGTAGCTCGCCACTTTGGCGGCTGCAAGTACATGGGCGCGTCATACCATTACGACGCAAGCCAGGACGCGCTAATTCGCATGGATGTATGGCAGAAGCGAATGCACGAGGATAGCGCGGCTGGTAAGTCCGCGCGTGATGCTGAGCGTGCTAAGTGGGAGGCGTTGCAGTGCGGCCTATTTGGTGATAGCTGAAATCCGCTTCCACCGATCAGCAGTGCGCAATGTTCCAAGGCCGAGCATCCCGAAAATCATCTCGAATAGAACGCCGTCAAGCGAAGGCAATAGCGGCGCTTCTACCCCAGATACCGTGAGCACCCAAGGCAGCAGCGGGCGCAACAGGAACTCATAACCCAGGCCGGCCACGCACATATAGCCAGCAAGCGGGCGCCATCCCGCTTGAAATCCGTTCTGGCTGGCTGCTTCGACCTTGTTAATCTCCGCTTGTGCCAGGTTGATTTGCAGTTGCGCGTCCAGATCTTTGAATGCGCCGTCTTGTTGCAGTTTCAGCAGATCAAGCTGCGCCTTTGCGCGCGCCTCGGGGTCTGGTATCAGCTTATCCAGCAGACCGGAGATTGTTGGGAGTAGTGCGGTTGCGGCTGCTAGTAGGCTCATGCTTCACCCTTAGACAGCTCAGCAGCGCCCATAACAGGCAGTTGATTATGCTGGCACGCAATGCCAGATGGCCAGCGATAACCCGTCACACGAGAGCGCTGGAAGGCTTTTACGTTGACAGCATCGCCTTGGTTTCCACCAAGCACCAGCAGATTGCCGGACTTGTCTTGTCCAAGAACAAAGCCAACGTGCCCGCCGCCATCGCGCGAGAATACGACAACGCATCCGGGCGTAGGCTCTTTCAGCAATTCGCCCCACTCAAGGTACGACTTTGCCGACTCAAACCGGCTTGAGCGAATACCTGCACGCTCAAGCATTGCGCCAACGAAAGCGGCGCACCACGGCGTTGCGTCGTCTTTGATCCCGCCGCGCTTAATGTCTTTCCAGAATTGAACGATCACCGGATTGCTGGCGCTTCCAACCGTTTCGCGCAGGCCGATGAATTTCTGCGCCTCTTCAAGCCATTTCATGCAATGCAAACCTCATGCCATGAATCTGCATTGTAAATCAAAAAAGCCACTTGCGCCTGTATAGTGTCGCGTATATAGTCTGTACATCGAAGCGAAACAACGACGGAGTAAGCAGGATGAAAACCCAAGACATCAACGCGCAGATCGAAGCATTCTTCCAGTCTGGCGGCAAGGTTAAGCAATGCGCAGAAGGCGACACCGCTATTCGGCAAGTTCCGCGCAATCTTTATCGCTGCGAGTGCGGTTGCCATGGCGACTTCACCGAGCACAGCATGCGCGCTGGCGAGTCTGGCCGCTGCTCTTCAATTATCATTCACTGATCGGAGTAACAGAAAATGAAAAAGCTAGTGACGCTGCATATGTACGCAAAGGTCGGGCCGTATGATGCTATAGGCGCAACCGATGTTTATGATACTGATTTTCGTGACATTAAGGCCTGCATGGAAAATAGAGTCTGGCTTGGCTCGCAAGAAGTCGAACTGGACTTCCCCGAAATCGACACCCGCCAAGCTCAAATCGACAACCTTGAAGCGCAAGTGCAAGAAGAGCGCGCGCAATCTCAGTCGCGCGTCAACCTGCTGCTTGAGCGAATCAGCAAGCTACAGGCGATCGGCCATGATGAGTGAGCGGCCAAATCCGATTGACGCGCCTAGCCGGCCTAGCGCGTCCTGCCCTGAATGCGGCTATCACTGCGACTATGCGCGCGCCGTTGAACTTGAATCTGTCTGCCCTGAGTGCGGCGAGCGGCTGGAGAGTAATGATGATGACTAACCTCCGCGCCTGGTGGGCCTCA